AGTGGCAATTGTGCTAGTATAAATGGTGCTGGTGATTTATCATTAAATGGTCAAATAAATTTTCCAAATACTAACATGAGATTGCTTGGTAATAGCAGTTCATATTTAAGAATACAATCTGGCTCGGCTACCGATTCTGGTATTGAATTGCAAAATACATCTGGAACTATTTTAGGATATTTTTATGGTAATACTAGCCAGATGGGAATGTTTAATAAGGATGGTTATAATCTTTTTAAAGCGACACCTGGTGCTAGTGGTACTACTGAAATCTACCAAGGTAATGGAACGTTGCGAATAGAAGCTGGTGATAGTATTAATATATATCATAATACTGGTACTACTACATTTAATTCCAATGGATATATTTATACTCAATCCTGGATTAATTTAGGTGCTGGAGCTGGTATATATTCAAGCACAAATTCAGCACATTTTTATCCAAATAACACTGGTTTATATGGAACTTGGAGAATAGATGGTTCAAAGGGTGGTTATACTGGTGTATATATGGCTACTGGTGCTGGTACAATAACAGGTATGTTTAGTACAGAGGGTAATGGTGGAGATTACAATTCTACAACTGGTTGGCATTTTTACTATCATCGAACAAATACTTGTTTAGGAATTGGTGGATCAACAACATCATCATCATATTCATTATATGTAACTGGCTCAATTTATTCAACTCAAGATGTTATAGCTTACTCGGATAAAAGAGCAAAAGAAAATATTGTTACAGTAGATAGTGCTATTGATAAGGTAAATAAATTAAGAGGGGTTTATTATACACCAAAAGAGGGTGAGGATAAAAGAAGTAAAGTTGGTGTTATTGCTCAAGAAATTTTAGAGGTATTACCAGAGGTTGTAACACACGATAAACAAAATGATAGGTATGGTGTTGATTATGGTAAAATTACTGGATTATTAATTGAAGCTATAAAAGATCAACAAAAACAAATAGATAAATTAACTAAATTTGTAGATAAATTAAATAAATAAATTATGAATATAAAATACAGTTACAGAATTGATGGCATTGATATTGCACCAAAATTAGATAATCTTGACAAAGTAATTACAAGAGTTGGATTTTCTTATATAGGCAAAGATACAGAAAGTGGTTTTGAATCAAGTTTTTTTGACAGATTAGATTTTATACATCCTAATCCAGAAAACTTTACACCTTTTGATAATGTTACAGAAGATGAATGTATAAAATGGGTTGAGGATAAATGGACAAGTGTTGATATGGCAAAAAAATCTATTGAATTAAATATTGAAGCTAAAATTACTCCAATTTTTAAGCCAGTGGATACTCCTTGGGGTGAGCCAATGAATAACAATCCAACTGAATAAATATGGCTGGAGTTCCAACATCTGGAGATATGTCAATGTTAAAAGTTGCTAGAGAACGTACTGGCTCAGGTTATGAGTCAAGTATATCAATAGCACCACCAATATATTTAGCAGATTTATCAAGATTAACTGGTGGCGATGCTAGTGGCTCTGGGCGAAGTTATCCAGCTGTTAATTTAAATAATCAAGCTGATCAACGACCAGATGGGCAAAATCCATTAAGAATGGAAGAATTTAAAGGTTACCAACAAAATTTAACTAGAACACCATTTTATTATGTTTATAGTTCATCAAATAGTAATAATGCTTGTTCAGCGGCAATTCCATTAGGTCCATATTTTCACACAGACGGAAATAATTTATACCCAGATAATTTAACTGGTATTTATGATGCATACACAACACAAACTGGCACTACACCAGTTGCCAGTGGATATTATGCTGTTTATGATTCTTTTTTTAATTCAACTGGTAAATGGATATTTGTTAATTCAAATGGATCAATAACTGGTGGTGGTAATTGTTAAAATAAATGTTTAAATTTGTATTTAATTAAATAAATAAATAATGAGCAAACTAGAGGAAAAAGAATTAAAATCTTTACAAGAAAATCAAGGAAAAATTAATCAAGTTGTATCTAATATGGGTGCAATATCTATTCAAAAAATTAACTTAGAAAAGTCAAAAGAATCTTTACTAGGTGAATTGAAAAAAATAGAAGATGAGCAAAACGATCTTAAAAAAGAACTAGAGGAAAAGTATGGAAAAATTTCAGTTAATTTAGAATCTGGCGAATTTGAAATAATCCCTGAGGAAGCTGAAATAGTGAAATAATGGCTGTTATAAATGCCACTAGCTTTTTGTTGTTAAAAGATACAACAGTTATTGGGCATTCTAAAAGCACCGATTTTAATTTAAATTTAGATTTACCAGAATCAACTAGCAAAGACAGTTTAGGTTGGAAAGAAGTAATACCAGGTGTTAGATCTGGTACTTTAAATTGTGAGTGCTTAACTGATTATTCAGATGCTTTAAGTTTTGAGCAATTAGCCGACATGGTTATAACTAAACAAAAAGCAACATTCTATTTTAAAGACAATGTAAACCCAAAACTAATTGTTAGAGGTGAGGGGTTTATAAGCTCAGTTGATGAAACAGCCGCTTTTGAAAATGCTACTAGTTTTAATGTTGAAATTAATTTAACTGGTATATTTTCAATAACTGATCCCAGTGTTGGATTAACATGGGATAATGTATTTGCTAAGTGGGAAGATATTGCCACAAACTGGGAAGATGTATAATTTTTTTATTTGTATATTTGTTTAAGATTAATAATTAAAAAATAAATAAATGGCTACAACTGGAGTATTTAATGGTACTGACCTTTTACTAAAATTAACTGATGGCACATCAATATCGTCATCTACTATTATCGGACATTCAACATCATGTTCGCTTTCACTTTCTAATGATTTGCCAGAAGCAACTACAAAAGATAGTGCTGGTTTTCAAGAAGTTATTGCTGGTGTAAAAAGTGGTGAAATTTCTTTTGAGGGATTAATTGCTTATGATGATGATGCAAACCCAGTAGATTTTGCAGATATTCTTATAGCTCGTAGAGCTGTATCATGGACATTTGGAACTGCTGAAACTGGTGTTGCTGTATATTCTGGATCTGGATTCTTAAGCTCTGTTGAGATGAGTGCAGAAATGGAATCACCAGCAACATACAGTGGATCAATTACTGTAAATGGTGCAATTGCTAAATCATAATTTAGTAAATTCTAAATAAAACAAAAGGGGTGTAACTTAAGGAAACTACATCCCTATAAATATATTATTATGGCAAACAAGAAACGAGGTTACTATACCTTAAAACTAGGTGGGAAAATGCGAACAATGCATTTTTCAATGAATTTCTGGAGCAACTTTACTGAATTTTTACAAATACCATTAGACAAAATTGGTGATGCTTTTAGTGGTGGTATATCTATAAAGGCAATTATTGGTTTAGTTTATTCTGGTTTATTAGCTCATGATCAAGAACAAGGCAACGAAATTGATTATAATGAATTTAAAGTTGGAATGTGGCTTGAGGATTTTGATGCTGAAAAATTAAATGATGTTGTAACTGCAATGATGCAATCAAGAATATTAGGTAATGATCTTAATATGGGTGTTGCAAGAAATATCAAAAAAACTACAAAACCCACAAAAGAGGGAAAGTAAACAGCCAACTTGATTGGGATTCTTTATTAGATTTTTACATTGGTCAGGTTGGCATAAACCCAGATTCTTTTTGGAAAAATACTTGGAAAGAGAATCACCTATTAGGTGAATCATTTATGATTAACAACAATGCTAAGTGGGAAAGAGCTAGGTATATTGCAACCATGATTTATAATGTTAATTGTAATAAACAAGGGCAAATGATCACACCAGACAAATTGTTTCCATTACCACAAGATATTTATTTAGGCAAAGGAAAACCTAAGTCAACAAAAGAGAAGTTTTTAAGATTTAAAAATAAAGTTGCAAAATCTAAGCTACCAAAATAGGTGGCTTATTTTTTTTGTATTTTTGATAAAAATTAATTCATGGCAAAGTTAAGATTAGATTTACAGCTAACTGGGTTTAAACAAGCATCTGGAAAACTAAAACAATTCGGCAATAAAATGAAGTCGGTGGGAGCTAGTATGCAAAGATTTGCATTACCATTAGCTATTGCTGGTGGTGCGGCTATAAAAATGGCATCAGATTTTGATAAAAACATAACTAAAATTGAGGCATTAGTTGGGCGAACTGGAAAAGAGTTAGATAGTTTTGCTGAGGCATCTAAAAGGATGGCAAACGAAACTGGTATATCATCAGCTAAAACAAGTGAAGCAATGTTTTTTATTGCATCTGCTGGTTTAGAGGGTGCGGCGGCAATATCTGT